GCGCAGGGCTGCACAGAACTGGACCCCCCTCTCGGGGTTACGATGGTTCCAACATCCCATCGCCACCCGGAGGACACATGGAACCGCAGCAGGACACAGCGCAGGCAGTGCAGCACATCCCCGACACGCTACGCCCGCTGGCGGTTCCGATCGATTCTCTGAGCTACTACCCGGGCAACGCCCGCCGCGGCGACGTGCCGCGCATCAGGAAATCCCTTCGCCGGTTCGGTCAGTACCGCCCCATCACCGCCCGCCTGCACAGCGGCGTCGTGATCTGCGGCAACCACACACTGCAGGGCGCCCGCGAAGAAGGCTGGGATGAAATCGCCGTGACCTTCGTGGATGTGAGCGACGACGAGGCCGCCCGCATCGTGCTTACCGACAACGCCCTGTCGGATGCGGCCGAGAACGACGCCGAGGCCATGGCTGCCATGCTGGCCGACATTCCTGATTGGCGCGAGACGATTCCCGGCCTCGAAGATTACGAGGTAGCCGACCTGACGGGCAGCAAGGAAACGAAGCCGCAGGGCAACCTTGCTGACATGTTCGGGGTGCCGCCGTTCTCCGTGCTGGACGCCCGGCAGGGTACGTGGAAGGAACGCAAGGACGGGTGGAAGGCGCTAGGCATCCAGTCCGAGCTTGGCCGCGACGGGGCACTGGTGTACGAGAGCCCGCAGACGATGTACCGGAATTGGTACGAAGTGAAGAACGCGGCGGTGGCTGCGGAGGGCCGCAAAATGGCGGACAAGGAAATCCTCGCGTCCGCGTGGGCGGGGCGGCTGGAACGGATGAACGACGGCGGCGGCACCAGCATCTTCGACCCGGTTCTCACGGAGCTGATGTACCGCTGGTTCGCGCCGGCCGGCGGTCATGTGCTGGACCCGTGGGCGGGTGGCAGTGTGCGCGGCATCGTGGCTAGCCGGCTGGGGCGGCGGTACACCGGCATCGAGCTACGCGGCGAGCAGGTGGAGGCCAACCGTGCGCAGCTGCACATCGCTTCCCCGCTGCAGCCCGAATGGATCGAAGGGGAATCCACCGAGCAGCTGGAAAAACTCGAGCCCGGCGCCTACGACATGATCCTCGGCTGCCCGCCCTACTACGACCTCGAAACGTACAGCGCGGACCCGCGGGACCTGTCGAACATGAGCAAGGAAGAATTCGACGCCGCCATGGTGCGGAACGTGGCGGCTGCGGTGCGGTGCCTGAAAGACGACAGCTACGCGGTGTTCGTCGTGGGCGGGGTGCGCGACAAAAAGGGCGCCCTCATGGATATGCGCTCCCTGATGATCGACGCCGCCTACCGGGCAGGGATGGTGCTGCACAACGACGCGATCCTGCTCACCCCGGTAGGCAGCATCCGGCTCCACGCGGCCAAGCAGTTCGTCGCGGCCCGCACCCTGTCCCGCACCCATCAGGACGTGCTTGTATTTTTGAAGGGCGACAAGAAGCGGGCGGCCGGGCGTATGTCCATGGAGGAAACGCAGGCCACCCTCGAAACTCTGGAAGGCGGCGAGGACGATGGTAGCGGCAGCTAACGCCGGCAGGAAGGCGGCGCCCCCCGGGCTGCGGCTGCTGACCGGCCGGGGCGAGGGCAAGGACTCGGCCGGGCGCCCCATCCCGGAGACGCCGAAGTTCGACCGGGTGGTGGCGCTGGAAAAGCCGGCCGACCTGTCCCCGGACGCGGCTTGGCTGTGGGACCGGGTGGTGGACCAGATGGGCGGTATGGGTCTGCTGAAACCGATCGACGCCCCCAGCCTCGAAGTGCTTTGTGAGACGTTCGCGCGGTGGCGGGACGCCGTGCGGAAGCGGAAGGACGCCGGTATGCTCGGCCGCAACTCACAGGGCATCGTGACGGCGCCGTGGGTAGGAATCGAGGAACGCGCCTCTAAGGAATTCCGGGCTTGGTGCGCCGAGTACGGGATCACCCCGGCCGCCGAGAAGAATCTGGCCGGCGCTGGTGACGGCAATGGCGACGGCGACAACCCCTTCTAAGCCGCGGGCCCGGGCGCCGCGCCGGGCACCTGCTACCGGGCAGGCGTTCGGGATGCCCACAGCTGCGCAGCTGCGCAAGCTGAAAATCTCGCCCGAGGTCGCTTGGTACATGATCTGCCGGGGCATCCCGCTCCCCGACTGCCCACCCATGGTGAAAACCCCGGAGCCGCGCAAGGCCCGGGGTGCCGTGTTCGACTTCGAGCGCGTGGACAAAGTGCTGTCCGCGTTCAAGGTGCTGCGCCACACACAAGGCGAAATGGCCGGGCAGCCGCTCACCCCGGACCCGTGGCAGGTCGCCTACATCATTGCCCCCGTGTTCGGGTGGGTACGCCTGAACAAGCGCGGCAACTGGTGCCGCATTATCCGCAAGCTGTACGTGGACGTTCCCCGCAAGAACGGCAAGACGACGATCGCCGGCGGCATCGCGCTCTACCTGACGGCGGCCGATGGTGAGGCCGGTGCGCAGGTGGTGGCAGCAGCCACGACCCGGGATCAGGCCAAGTTCGCTTTCGACCCGGTGAAGCAGCTCGCGGAGCGGGCGCCCGGCCTGAAAGGGAAGCTGCGCCCGCTGGCCGGCAGCATCATCCATCCCCGCACCGGGTCCAAGTTCTCCGTGGTCGCCTCGTCTGCCGATGCGCAGCACGGCGCCAACATTCACGGCGCGATCGTGGACGAGCTGCACCTGCACAAGAAGCCCGACCTTGTGGAAGCGATCGAGACGGGCACCGGCGCCCGGCACCAGCCGCTCGTCATGACGATCACCACCGCGGACGACGGCAAGCCGAACAGCATCTACAACCGGAAGCGGCACTACATCGAGCAGCTGGCGAAAGGGCTGTTCGTGGACGAGACGACTTACGGGGTGGTGTGGGGTGTGCCGCGCAACGCGGACCCCTTCGCGGAGGCCACATGGAAGGCCGCGAACCCCGGGTACGGTATGTCGCCCACCGAGGAATTCATTCAGATGCAGGCCAACGAAGCCCGCAACTCGCCGGTGAACCTCGCCACGTTCAAGCGCCTGCACCTAGGCATCCGAACCAAGCAGACGACCGAATATATCCGGCTGGAAGATTGGCGGAAGAACGCCGGGCACCAGCTGCAGGAATCCGAGCTAGAGGGCCGGCTGTGCTTCGGCGGCCTCGACCTTGCCAGCGTGTCCGACGTGACGGCGCTGGCCTACATTTTCCCCAAGGAGGGCGGCGGCTACGACTGCCTGTTCCGGTTCTGGACCCCGGAGGAAAACGTAGAGGAACTGGACAAACGGGTGGCCGGCGCCGCCTCGCTGTGGGTAGCGCAGGGGTGGCTCACCACCACCCCGGGCGACGTGACGGACTACGACTACATCCGAAACCAGATTGTGCAGGACCGGGACCGCTTCGAAATCGCCTCCATAGGAATCGACCGCTGGAACGCAACGCAGATCACCAACGACCTGCTGGCGGCCGACGTGGCGATGATGAAAGTCCCGCAGGGCTTCGTCACCATGTCGCCGGCGATGAAGGAAATGCAGCGGCTCGTGTTGAAGGGCCGCCGCGGGCGCCCGCTGCTGCAGCACGGGGGTAATCCGGTTATGGAGTGGATGGTGGATAATCTGACTGTAGCCATGGACGCGGCCGGCAACGTGAAGCCGGATAAGGAAAACGCGGCCGACAAGATCGACGGCGTTTCAGCGCTGGCAACCGCACTCTCCGAGGCCATGGGCTCCGGGCAGGTATACACCGACTTTCAGGACGAGGGCGGCCTCATGGTCGCAAGCTAGGAGCAACATGTACAGCAAGCCCGGTACGAACATCATGGTTACGCTGCGGGACGGCACCACCCTTGCCGGCAAGGCGCGGTTCACTTTCCGTTGGTGGTGGATGCGCTTGGACGATGTTGTGGTCCATACTGAACATGGGCCCGTTGCTGGTGTGGGAGAATTCTGGATTCCCCGCAGCTCGGTACACTACGTGCAGATAGGGGTGTGATCCCGTGGGGGTAATTCGATCTAAGGCCGGTGAGCTGGTCACTATTGGTGATTTCGGCATCGGCGGATACCCCACCGTGACCACCCAAGGCTTCCGGGTAGCAGACCCGGGGGTGCCGCTGCTGCAGTACGCGGCCGGGCTGTCCGTGGACCCCGTGAAAATGTGGCGCGAACATGCCAGCCTGCGGAAAGTCGTCAGCTTCGCGGCCGAGCAAATCGCCTCGATTCCTTGGCACTGCTACATCCGGGTAGACGACAACGACCGGCGCCGGGCGCAGGGCAGCAAGGCCGAGGCCATGCTGAACGCCCCGTCGAAAATGGTGACTGGCTTCATGTTCTGGCGGGACATCGTGGTCGATTACATGCTCAACGACGTGTGGGCTTTCGTCGCCACCGGCACCGAGCTACTGCGCATCCCCCCGGCGATGCTGGACGTGCGCTGCACCGCGCTAGGTGTGGTGACGGCCGTGTACATCAGTGACGGGCAGGGCGGCTTCATGCGCCACAAGACCACCGGGGAAGTTATCAACTGGGTTGACGGGCCGCTGTGCATGGGCTGGGGCTGGTCCGGTGGCAGCGTGGGCGGCATTTCCCCGCTCGTGACCCTCGCGGAAATGCTGGACGAGTCCGCCCGCGCGGTCGTGTGGCGCAAGAATAAGTGGGAATCCTCGGCCAAGTTCGACGGCTTCCTGTCCCGCCCGGCCGGCGTTTGGGACCCCCGGAAGCGTGAGCGGTTCATTGCCGACTGGGACAAATGGAAGCAGTTCGGGCAGGGCACCCCCATCCTCGAAGATGGTATGACCTACAACGAGCGCGACACGGGCAGCGTAGAAGCCAGCAAGGCAAAAGACCTCGAAGGCCGGCAGCTGACCGACGAGCAGGTGGCTAGCGCGTTCGGCATCGCGCCCGAG